ATATTTATTCATATATTTTTAAATTTACTATTGTCTTCTTGATTAAATACTTCTAGTTTTAATAATCCCATATTAAATTTTATTTAAAAATACAAGAGAGAATTAAATCTCTCTTGTATAATGTTATTGAGAAGGTTCAAAGTTGAACAAATCTTCAAGTTAACCCTTTGTTTTGTTATCCTTTAAGGAAGAGTTTGTGACTCCCCCTTTTGTTGTTAGTATATTCAGTAATATAATCACAAATCAAAGAAATACTTCACACAATCATCAGTACCACCAATATAGAGCAATCCTGCATTTCTCTTGGTGATGCAGTATTCTATCACCGCTGCTATCTTTGCAAGACTAAATACGCTTGTATCGCCTCCATCAACCAAATTTGCTGCGTGACCATAGAATGTCATAATCTGGTCATTAGTGATGCAATCATCAATATACTGCTCTATCTCTGCTACCGTATGGGATTCAAGAGAATATCTGTGTAAATCACAAGTATTTTGGCTTCTACCATTAGCCGTTGCATCAGTTGTCACATCTGTAAATGCGTATGAATGGAACATCTTTAAGATTGGCATAAAGGAAGCCTCCATTGATGATGAAGGACTAACAAAGCCGTTACAAACCATCCCTGTATCTTGTATTCTATTTAATGATGTTGCTATTGTTTCAAGTGCAGTTTGATAAGTATAGTTAGTAAGATTAAAAACTGTACCATCTACACTATGATTCATTATTTGGAATCCTCTTCCTTGATAGTCCTTATATTGTGCTGCTTTGTTTGTTATATTTGATGTAGATGCAATAAAGGCAAAGGCGCAAGTAAGTTTATAGGATTCAAACAGAGTAACTAACAAATCATCCCTATAATTCAAATCATCAAATTGGAATGATACGCAGGGCAATTTTGTCTGCGGATATAACCTAATGATTCCCTTTGAAAACTCTGGAACTTTCGGTTGCAAATTCTTAACCTTGTCAGTAAGTGTAGTTAAATCATCATAGGCATCATTTACCTCTGTAAAGATAGGGTCTGCCACAACAGTTGTTCTGTTGCAGATACGCATAAAAGATGCACCATCTGGGACAGTAAACACCTCTCTGGCTCTACCAGAACTTTGCCAATAAGAGTTCAAATAAGTTTCGGAGGAATTATAGAAACAAACTCCTGCCGTACCCTCTGCACAGAATAAGCAAGAATATTTTTTACCTGCCGTAACAGGATAAAAAATCGAACTACATTTAAAATCAGAATGTGTTATTATACCACCATTGTTAATGTAGATTAAAGAGCCACTTGTTGTTAAATCATCTTTAGTGAATGACTTTCCAATAATCAACTCCCTTACAATACGTGAACATGGTGCTTTGAAATCATCTTTGCTATATTGGTTTTCTATGTCACTACGATTAACATACTTTGATGCAATAGCAATTTGAATAGATGCACTTGCTCTGCTAATGCTATCGGTGCAAACACGAATAAAAGCAACACCATCAGGCACTCTGTATGTGTTTGCACTTGAACTGCCTCCACGAATACTTAAACTTTGCAAGTATGTTCCACTAGAATCGTATGCAGCTAATTTAGCAACACTACCAGATGTAGAAAAACCACTTAATGTAATTACTGATGCGATTCTTACTGGTAACATATCAGAGGCATAATAGCCAGAACTTGTCACCGTTCCATCTGTCCACTTGATATATCCTGTGTTTGGAAAAGCATTACTACCTGATATTGTTGTAGAGGTTCCATTAACATCATCATTGATGCTCTTTAGTAAGGCAGATGCAGGAACTTTTCTCTGATTAGCGGAAAGAATATTCTCAACATCTTCCCTTTTTACATAGAGGGTATCCGAAATTATATCTATCGTTATCCCACTAAAAGTTATACTATCATCACAACACAAACGCACATAATTTACACCATCTGGGACAATATATTTGAATCCACTATCAGAACTGCCCCTAATAGATTTTGCTTGAATGTAAGAGGATTCATTATTAGATGAATATGCAGCAAGAATGGCAACAGCACTAGAACATTTTGCGTTATCTGCTCTAATAATCATTCCTTTAACAACGGGTATAAATTCGGAGGAATGATAACCGCTTGATGTTATTATACCATCAGACCATTTGATATATCCTATTTCTGTATAGATATTATCTCCGCTTGTGGTTTCTTCTTTTCCTGTATTTGCAAGGTTATAGTCAACTCCACCAACAGTTAATTTAGTCTTTCCGCTTGTTTCTGTATTTTGTGATACACTAACATACTGCAATAAATCTGAACGAACAGAAGCAAATTCCTTGCTTACAGCATCTTGAGACATAACTTCTGTAGTACTGGTTCCAGTAGTTTGAACTACTCCAGCAGCTATAGATGTAAATTTACCATTATTAACCCATCCAGTACTGTTTTTAACATGTAATTGATAGATAGGATTAGTATGTTCAGTATCACTTGGGTCATAAGTAGGACCAACACCATAAATATCACCTTGAACAGCAGTAGAAGGAAGAGCATCTACAGTAGCTACATACCCTTTAATATGCAAACTATTAGTAAATTCTCCACTTAAATCAGACCATGTAGCACCATTATCTCTACTAATCTGTATCTTACCAACATTATCAGCTTGGCTGCTACCAGTAGTTCCTGTAAATCTAAACCATGCTGCAATATAATTAGAGGCTACAGTCCAAGTAAGACCTAAGTCAACAGATTGCTCAAGCTTATTATTGCTTACTCTAAACTGAGTAAATACAGGGTTAGGTGATACATCTACATAGGTACTACCATTAGTATATGAAACTTGTAAGTGATTATTAGAACCTACCCTAAGAATAGGAGTAATACCAGCTTCTCCCTGTGCTTTAATGTTAGTAACTTCTCCATTGATTACCCAATATCCATCTGAGGATATAGATATATCACCTACAAGTGCATTACTACCATCTCTCCAGTTTGCACTATCTCCAAAGGTAGTATCATCAATAGCTTCTGCATTATACCATTCAGTAACTACTGTCTTATCATATAAGACATAAGTAACCCATAACCCTTCCCTTCTAAGGCTGGAAGGAACTTGTAGCCTTGTTTGACTTCTACTACCATTATAAGATAAGAATAGCATATTAAACATTGCAAGTATATCTGTCAATGTTACCCCACTTTCCTTATCTAAGACTGCATCAATAAAAGTCTTAGGGAAGATGTCTTCATATCTTCCCTCTTGACTATTCTTCTTAATTAGTTGTTGTATATCTTTCATATTAGTTTATTTTTAAACTGCTGCTCCTGTAGCATCTATCCAAGAAGTACCATTACCAAACACTACTTTATTTAAAGTATCATTATACACTACGACCCCTGCTTTTGGGTCCATAACACTATTTATAGTGTCAGTACTACCATGACAAGGTTGACTAAGTGTTACTTTAAAATTAGCCTCTACTGGAGCAGCATTTATAAATGATATGTCTACACTGGTAAAGAAAGGAGACTTGAAGGCTGTATATATTACAGGTTCTATAATTACTATACCCGTATAGTAATTGTTAGCAAACGTCTTTAAATAAATTTCCCAACTACCATCAGAAGCTTTAATAGGCTCTGAAACTAAGATACTATTATTTTTATATCTTTCTAAATCTATATTTCCTGAACCAGTATCATCATATACAATAGTATGAGCTTTACTCATCAAATTGTTATTCTCATTAATATATCTACCTTTAATAACTATATCATTAACACAATAATAATTAGCAGCATTATATCCAGTGAATATCTTTAGATTTATAAGACCATCAACCTTTGGAAAGGTGATTTTAGTTACTGGAGTTTCAGCAGTACTTCCAATAGAGAATACTCTCCTTTGCTCTGTACCTCTCTCATTAATAAATGAGCATCCTGAATATAAAATTCCAGGGTTGTTCATATCCAAAGTAGTACCATTTATAAGACATCCACTAATCATAGTCCTATAATAATGACTACCAGTTTTTGCTAAATCTAAAAGACCAATATAAGAATTTGTAATAGTCAAGTTCCTAATGCTGGATGTTAGTCTTACTTTAGTAGAAAAGTAACAATTACTAATGGTTGCTTTAAATGTAGTATTCACCTCACTCCCAAATATCAGAGCTGTAATAAGTAAATCTCCACTATTCCCTTTAGTATTTCCTGCAAAATAGCAACCTTCAATATTTATATTCTCTAACATAGCATTAGCTATATTAGGTTCTATATCTATACCTGCACCTGGAGCAGTAAATTTAATAGCTCCCGTATTTAATACTCTACAATTTCTTATAGTAAGATTTTGAACAGATGTTATGGATATTCCTTGTCTTCTGTTATTAGTTACAGTAACATTGTCAATTAGAATATTAATAGGATAATTATTTACAGTGTTTTCAGTTTGACCTATATAAATTCCATCTCCCCAACAGTTTCTTACTGTAATACCTTTAATGGTTATATCATTACCATCTAAGATGGTAATACCCATTCCCCATTCTCCAGTGGTTCCAGTATGACCTTCTACATCTCCATAAATAGTACCACCACCTTGTATGGTAATATTATTCTTACCTACTATTTTAACTATTTCATAGTTATTTAGGTTATTAGGATTTAACCTTATAGTTCCTGATAGATTAACAATAGTATTGTCATTTATAGAAATAAAATCTGTATCTCTATTAGATATTGTTATATAATAAGTACCTCCATCTATATTAACTGTACCACTAAATGAACCACTGGTCAATGCGAATAAATTATTAAAGTTTTGAAGATTATTATATCCGACAGTTTGGACAAAATTAAACCATCCACTACTTATTTCTTTTACTTTCCAAGTTCCTGTAATAATTATCCCTCTAAAAATAGTAACATGTTCATCAGCTCTAATATCACTATTAGTCCCAACTATAGTTCCATTAGTAAATGACCCTCCTTGAAAATCAAGTGTACATCCTTCTGGTATAGTAAGAGTACCTCCACTTAAAGTAATATCTTTTGTAACTTTATATATTGTATTAGGTTTATTAAACCTATTCTGAATTGCAGATTGAATAGGAGGATAAGTTACACTTGAGGTTCCAGTAAGAGCAGTTCCAGTAGTACTATCTGTAGCAGTTACACTAAAGGAGGCAATATTGTTTATATCCATAGCTGCAATAGTAGTAACTACTCCTGTAGAACTATTAATAGCAAACTTATCTCCACCTGTAGCTAAACTATATACATAAGGAGCAGTTCCCCCAGATGCAACAGCAGTTGCCACTGTAGCTCCAGCAGCAAAAGATGCTGCTACACTTACCTTATTTATTATTATATTTAAAGCCATATTTTTATATTGTTTTATTGTTTTATTGCTTGCAAATATAAGTAAAAGTTCTCATATATGCAAGTAAAAGTAGTACTTGACTTATATGTCAAATACTACTTTATTTAATTAAACTATTGACACTGCTTTAATAGTAGTACCATCAGTATTTATAAATTGACCTCCATTCCAATAGATAACATTTTGCCAATCAGTTACATAAAAACTTATTCCAGCATCTGATACTGTAAGAGTAGTTTCTAAATTTTCTATTGAAGAAGATAGTATCCTTCTATTAAAAGCTTTATATCCATCAGCACTTCTCCAAGAAGAAGTAACAGCGTCCCAGTAAGCAGGCATTTTGCTACCTACAACATATTTACAGGAGCCTGCCTCTCTTGTCAACATATCTGTAGGTAACTCTCCTACAGTTCTTACAACCTTAAACATTCTATCCTTAGGAAATACTACAGTAGGAGGAATTTCACTAAGGTTCATCCTTGTTACAGTAGGCTTAAGAAGTTCAGAGTAGGAACCTCCACTTATAGGAGTACCTTGAGTTGATTCACCTGCTTTAAAGGTCACTGGAAACATTTGAACTTTATAGTACACAAGGGTAGAATCTATAGCACTATCAGCACTCCCATCTAAAGTATTTCCTTTAGTCAAATATATATCATATTGCTTATCTACAGAGTTAAATACTATATTAGATAGTACAGGTAAATTGGCATATATAGCTGAGGAAGGTGTAGAGCTTTTTGAATAAAATACTTCAAAATCTGAAACATACGTATTATCAGAATTTCCTAAATGCAAAACAGCTTTTAACTGTGACTTCCTTGAAGAAGATTTTGTAAATATTGATAATCCTATTGTAGCCTGTTCATCTCCTTTTTTGGGGATAGAAATCTTCCATACTCTTGTACTGCCAAGATTTGGCATAAATACTATACCCCCTTCCTCATTTTGAGGAGAAGTACAATTTATTAACTCATTATCATTTAAAAAAGCCCTGTTTACAACATCTTGATTTAGTTCTCCAAATTGACAATTTTCATATCTCAAATGAGCACTTGCTGTAAAATAATCTACTGAATTACCCACATTAGTAAGATAAGGGATTGTACAATTTGTGAATTTCAACCAATAAGTTTGATTTATCCTTAAAGGGGCTGTAAATACACAATCACTTATTGAAACTGCATAATCAGTAGCTGTTTCTAAAGTAGCACTTGCAGAACTTACATCAAATTCATTATTAATGAATTTACAATTAGACATTACAACATTCTTGCAAACTACCTCTGGATTAATTTTAAGATAATCACTTTCAAAATCTATAGCAGCTTTAGGAGCAGTTCCTCTTATTTCCTCTATACCATTTCCTTCAAATTCACAATTTATAATAGACCAATTATATGCAGTGCCAGATATGCCATTTCTTCTTGCATATTTAATTTTAACATTGTCTATAGTTACATTTTTGTTATAACTACCAACTTCTGTTGCAGAGTATATTTTAGTACTAAAACTTAAACAATCCCCAAACGCGTCAGATAATGTAATATCTCTAATTACTATATTATCACATTCCTCAAACCTGAATATGAGACCAAATTCACCATAATATAATTCTCCAGCAAACAGGTCTGTATATAAGTGGTTATGTGCATCTCCATAGACAGCTCCTGTTCCTTCAATAACTATATTATCTTTCCCTGAAACCCAAAATACAGTATAAGCCCCTTGATTGGTTGGAAGCATTCTTAGCTCATTATTAATAATGAGTTTTGTGTTAGATTTAAGATAGAATATCCTAAGGAAGGAATACGCCTCAGTATATAATAAACTATAGTTAGGTCTGACATCATCTCCTAAGTTAGCTCTACCTTTATAAGGTAATTCAAAATAATAAGTTCTATCAGCTTCAAAATGAATAGTATTATTTATATTATCATCAGATAAAGATAATATATTAGTAATTAGTTGATTATTAACTTTATTAGGAGTAGCATCAAATGCAAACCATGAGTCATATATCTCTGGAATATTCCATGTTCCAGTAATGATTACATTTTCTCCAAATATTACCTTACTATTATCTACTGATAATACATTAGCTCCTGCACCATTAAGAGTACCATTTGATATAGTACCACCTTCAAAAAGCAATATACTGTTGTCAGGAACAGTAATAGTCTGAAAGTTTAAACTGTAATCATACTGTACAATATAGATAGTATTCTCTTTACTTATCATTTGCTGAGTAAGCAAATTAGTATTATAGAATATACCTGTATTTGGATTCTGAACCCTTTGTATATTCTTTCTAAGATACACTCTACCTAAACCTGAATAGTCAGTAGTATTATAGTTCTTATCTGCAAATGTTAAGGAAGTTTGATTCAAGTTATCTACAGTAGCTGTTATATCTTCACTATCTATAATAGATATACCTTGTATTCTCTCAATTAAATCAACCCATAAAGTTGCATTATTCCATTGATTCACTCTTTCTCCTTGAAACTGAAATAGTTTCCATTCTCCATCTTCATCAAGAAAGGTAATAACTTGACCAATCTTTCTACTCTTATAAGGTATTAGTTGAATAGCTTGAGTAAGGCTAATCCTTGATTCACCATACTTATCTGTAACATTAAGAAAGTCTGATACTCCTAATAGAAAGATTTGTTCTATCAAATCCTTCAAGAGTACATTAACATTCTTACCATTTTGTACAAATGCTACTGTCTCATTACCTTTAAGAGGTAGAGAAGCTCCAGCAAACTCAGTATCTTTAACACTATTTGCTAATAGCCACTTCTCTATTTTTCTATAATCTTCTTGTGTAAAAAACATAGTATATTAGTTTGCATCTTCAACCATTATATCTGCCACCTTTAATGCAGACAGAATTGCATTAACCTGAGTAACTACTGTTGCTAATTCAGCTCCAGTAGCTAAATTACCCACATTAGTAGCTTTCTTTACACCACCTATTGCACTTGTAGTTGCAGCAGGTAAAGTATAAGCTGGAGGTATAGTAGGTTTATCTGATAAGTCATTATAACTTCCACTTGTAGCTACTGTAGCAAAGTTTGGTTTATTAGTTATACCATCCCAATCTACTGAGCCTTCAATAGCTGCTTGAATGTCAGCCCAACCACTAGGTCCAAAGTACTTTAATGAGCCTTTGAATAACCACATATCATTCTTTGATGCTGGGGCAAATTCTGACTCAATTATACTATTAATTCTTTTCATATTACTTAGTATTATTTGGTTTCTTATTTATTTGTTTCTCTTTCAGCCTGCTCTCTACTTTTAGCTTCTTGTTATCAAAAGCCATCTTTTCATCAAACTGTCTTATCTTCTCAGCAAGATTAGCTTTAGCTTCCTCACTGAACTCAACATCTTCACTAGTCTCCTCATTAGCATATTTACCCATTTGAGCTATTAGAATTGCAGTTTCATTATCTCTAACATTCATAGTATCTTTCAATTGCATTTCAGCTTGTTTCTGTTGCATCTGAGCTTGAGCTATGTTCTGTTGAGCCTGTAACTGTTCTTGTTGAGCTTGTTGTTGTCTTTCTCTAATTTGCTGTTCATCTCTCTCTATCAATCTCTGCTTTTCAGCTAAGCTACTTGAAGTGTAGAGCTTAGTGATAGTGGAGAAGGATAAAGTCTGTGTCTGTAAGGCAGCTTGAGCTAAAGTATCAAGCTTAGCATTTAACTCTTGAGTTCCATTACTATTATCTACTACCAAACCATAGTCTGCTTCTGCAAACTCATCACCATCAATCTCCATTATTCTAGTTGATGTATCTGATAGTATGTATTGGAACTTGGTTGACCTGCCTTTAAGAGCTATCTTAGCTGTTTCAAGGAGACACTCAAGAGTTCTCTTCTTGACATCATCATGTTGAATGAATAACCATTCAGTAATATGTGATGACTGTAGATTACCTCTTTCAACTCCACCTACTGTTTCTCTATTGCTAATCTGACCTTCTCTTTGCTTAGTAATACCTGCAACTTCTGCCATTTCCATCTTGATAAACTCAAGAAGATTGACTAATTGCTGAATGTAATTACCTTGGTCTAAGTTAATACCACCTGTTGAAGCATTATTCATAGCTCCTGCTAGTTTACCAGCAGCAGCACCATAGTTACCTTCTTTAAAAGAGTCTTCTACAAGTATGTGGTTTACTTTAGCATAATACATCCATTTATCTACTTCCCAACCTTTAGGAACCTTAGCTAAATCCATCCTCACTAAAGCACCCCAGTTATTAGCTATAGCCTTGTTCAATCTATCATGAATTGCATCATACAGATAGTTATAAGGTTTCATCATATCTACTAAACTGAAAGGTCTTCCTTGATTTAAGTTATAGATTGAACCTACAATACCAAAGTGGCATCTTGATGGATTAGAGAGTCTGTTATATTGAACTAATCTTGGTCTCATATTAACAAATATCTCATTACCAATCATAGTTCCCTCCCATGCTTCATTAATCCACATTGAGTATTCCTCTTCACCTCTGGCCTTGTTAATCACATAATCTTCTGGATAGAAGTTAAACTCTTCTTCACCTGTTTGTGGATTATATGACTTAACTTTCTTAATCTTTCTCTTACTCTTCCAATATACTCTAAGCACTCTTAAGTTACCAGCCAAGTCATAAGGAAGTAAGGAAGTACCTACACTTTCAGGGAACAAGTTAGCAGGGTCAAAGTAGAAACCATCTGATGCAGTGACTTCATCACCAATCATATTAGCATTAACAAAGCCATATCTCTCATCAATATTATCCATGCTATCTACTGTATTCTGACCTATATGGTCTGGTAGAGTTTCAATATACTTAATGTCCTTAGCTGTAAGGACATCATAATAAGTATCAATAACTCTCCCTGGACTCCAGTAATCTTCAAGAATAATAATATCAGCATCTTCTATTCTATTGCTATAACCAGATTTGAAGATTCTTACTTTAAGAGGGTTTAATCTCTCAAGTACAGGCTCACCTCCTACTATATCACATTGATATATCTCTTCACCTACTGCCATAGCATCCATAAACCCTTCATTAAACATAAGAGGAATATCATATTCCTTGATATAATGATTAAGAAGTGCATTAGCTCTTATCTCCTTAAGGTCTTGCCATTCATAGGTATAGTAGTCATTAATCTTCTCAAGCTTTTCATTGAATTCATCTTCACTTTGTGAAGTATCACTTACCTCTTCTTGAAGTCTCTGTAATAACTCATTCTTCTTATTGTTCTCTATTTCTGAGATAGCTAAAGGATTAGTTACAACTACTCTAAAGTCAAACACTCTCTTACTTTCTTCACCTCTAAGAAGGTTTAGTTTACTATTCATTATAGGATAGTGCTGTATTCTATCTGGTATAAATCCTGCCTTTAAGTCATCAGGATTAAGCACCAATTGCATATCCTCCATGTTAATTCTACCTCTTAACAGATTATAGTTAATCTGTTTGTGAATAACAGACTTTCTGACAAGACTATAGTTAAAGAATGTCTTATTGTTACCCCATAGTACACAATCCTTTCTCCATTTCTTAGTCTTTTGACTGAATGGAAGCATCTGTCTAGGGAAGTTAGCAAATTCTATATTCATACTCTTCTAGTCTTATTATTAAACACTTGCAAAAGTAAGTAAAATAATCCACCTATGCAATAGTATAAGCGGATTATTTAGACTTACTCACATTCTTTACTAAATTTACTGTCTCCTTACAGCCCATTGAGAGCCTTTGTATATCCTATTATCATAGTTGTCTGAAAAGAACTTATCATTACCAAGATAGGTCTTATCATTAGCCTCAACTCTCTCTTGGCTAAAGTCTCCTTGATATTGTATAACCATGAATTCTCTGTATAACATTAGGGCAGTCATAGCTGAAACTCTATCATAGTTACCTAAAGATTCCCATTGAATAGACTCTTGAATAAGTGCTCTACTCTTCATGGTATATAGTCTTGGAACCATCATTTCAGTCTGTTCACCATCTACTATTTGTATAGTAGGAATAGGTGTAAGTAACCAGTTTCTATATAACAACCTACCATAACTATTGATAAACTTATTAGCTGTGTAACCCTTACTGTTATTACCAACTCCAGGCACCTTTGTTATCTCTTTATCCTTCAAGTACTCCAATCTGTCACTAAGTAAATACAAAGAGTTCATTCTATTTAAGTATGCAAACAAACCTTTCTTGTTGTTTTCATAGTTATCTCTTGCATTATAGAACATTAGAAGTAACCTCAATTGCTCATAATAATCATCAGCAAATGTAGGTCTACCAGTGTATTCAGCTACTATTTCATCAGTCCATAGGTCTAATATGAAAGTAGATTGAAGTGATAGAGATTCTTTAGCATCATCATCATCTACAGGGTCAGTACCTGCAATATACCTATTATAAGGAACATTGCCACTACTGTCTTTCTTAGGTAGCTGGAATATCTCTATACCTCCTTCAAGCTTATTATCCTTATGTGGGAATTCTCTAATAACATTCACATCTGATGGTACAAAGTCTGGCTTACCATTCTTAATTACCATTCTACCTGTATAAACATCATCATAGATATTAGGATTAGCATCAAGCTCATTCTTCCTGTCACTTAACTGTGCAGCAGGGAATAGAGAAGATTCCTTTCTCATAATAGCTTCTTGAATAGTCAAAGGTCTCTCAGCTACTACCTGAGTTAGTCTGGCAGGGTCAGTAGAGTTATACTTAACTGTGTATCTCTTCATAAGAATATCAAGTATAGTAGCTACTACATCTGATACTCCATTTTCATTATAGAAACCACCTCTATTTAAGTAAGCTCCAAAGAAGAATACAGTCTCACCTTTGCCATTAGCATTCTTGTCATAGATATTAGGCAGTGCATAGATGTTGTAACCTCTTGGATTATAAAGCATCTGTAGAATACCATAGAAGTTAGAACCTTCTGAACCTCCAGTACCAATACCTATTTGCTGACCCCATGTCTCTTTACCTTCTCTAACAGAAGGTTCATTAGTAGTCCAAGCCACTTGAAACTTAGGGAACTTACCTATCTCTTCATATATAATTCTAGCTGCTCTACTACCTCTAGCCTTCTCTGGGTTATCATTAGTTGTTACTCCGAATACACTATTTCTAGTTCCTTTCTTAAGCCCAGTTTCAGCATCAAGATAACCCATTTCCCAAGTCATCTTATCAAGTGAAGAGTATAGTCTTCTAGCTGGCCACTGCATTAACTCTGCATTCAAGTCAGCACATGCTTCAAACTTCTTTAGAGTACCATCCTTATCACTAAGAGTACCCTTTTCAGCAGCCAATATGAAAGCGTTTACCTTCTTATTATAGTTCTCATTCTCCCCAACTATGAAATCTTTACCTAACATAGAAGCACAAGAGAATGACTTTGAAGCACCTCTAGTAGCTATCTGAATAGCATCTTTGCCGCCATCCCAATCATATAATCCACCATATCTTGCTTGATGTACATAATGGAACCACAGATATGCACCCTCCCATGCTTTAGGAGTAGATGTTACTCTGTTTACAGCTTTCTTCTGACCTTCAATCTTCTCAGTAAGTTCAATAGGCATGTAATTCAAATAGAAATACATATCACCTGTAATCCATTCACCATCAGAAGGTCTAACCATACCATACCAACACCTTTGAGTTTCTCTTCTCAACCACTTCATATAGTCTGAATTAGGATTACCATTAGGTCTAAGGTCAGTATATTTACCAGTCTTTTTCTTATGTAAAGCTGTCTCTCTAAAGTAGTCCATATCCTCAAGGATATGGGGGTTAAGTAAATCTACAATTATTTTACCATCAGCATCCTTAGGCATATCTTTAGCTCTTTTCCTCTTAGGAGATATTAGTCTTTTAATAAACTCCACATTATTCACATAATCAAAGAATTGCTCTTGAACTTCTTTAGGGTATCTTTCAAGTAACTCATCAGTGATTGGTGTTTGGAATTCATTAGTTTCCAATAGTATCTTCATTGTATTCTCCCTTTACTATTTTATCAAATATGTCAGTGTTTACTATCCCAAACAGTGTTTTAACTACTTGTCTTTCAAGGTCTAAAAGTACCTCTTCTTCTTGAGAAGATACTAATCTACCTTGATAACTATGAGTAGTTAATATATAGTTTGTTGGTCCATTGACTACAAATATCTCTACTATTGCAACCTTATAAGCTTTAAAATGCTCAGAAGGTTCTATGTGTCTTTTCAGTACTAGAAAGGATTTAGCTTCTAGGAGCTTAGATTTTCTAATCTCCTCTATATACTGATTTAGAGATTCTACTACATCTTCTATTCTCATAACTCATCTTCATTTAAGTGTTCATCTACAGGAGGCATTTCTTGTAATCTATAGGCCTTTATAGAGGTCTTACCCTCTATTATAGCTTTACAAATTCTATGATAACCATCAGCAACTTGACCATAATCATCTAATATAATAGGTATATTAGTATCACAATCCCGCACTCTTTTACATTGGAATATAAAAGATTTTAAGTTAGATAGGTCAAATGGAGCATCAATTCCTAGCATATTAAATGCCGCTAGTGGGTAGTCAAATGGCTTAAGTTTATCTACCCTAGCTTTGTTATAAAGAGTACTGGCCATCCACCTATCAGCCCCTCTAACATAAGAACTTTCTTCAAACTTTACCTCACTAATATAAACTTTATGTTTAGCCATTATAATCCATCCTCCAATATAGTCTTTTCTTTCTGACCTCTCATCTTGTTACTTTCTACTATCTCTTGAGCTACTATTCTTTCAGCTTTCATTAAGTCCTCAGCTAATGAGGGAACTAACTTAATAGAGGAAGTTACAGTGTTAAGGGGGTATTTAGGCTTATTCTTATCATCCTCAGCAGTAAGGTCTATATCTCTTAAATATTTCCTTAACTTATCAACTGCTACTCTAGTGTCTTCTAACAGAAGAGATGATGTAGTAATTACTGAGTCTCCATAAGACTTCATCGCTTCTTGTACTATCTTATCAGGTTTCCAATTCTTAGGTAAACCTTCCTCAAGTACTATCTTCTCTGACCTATCAGCTAAGTCAGTCAAGTAAGAATAAGTACTTCTAGGGTCAACCATAAAGTAGATATAGCCTAACTCAGCTAGTGCTCTTTCCTTGCTTTGGGTCTTATCTCTATTCCATAAAGTTCTAATACTCTTTATAACAAGAGCCTCTGGCTCTATAGTAAGAGTGTAACCTTCAAATTTCATTAATCTCATAGGTATATAAATTAAAAAAGCCCAGCCTATTCATTAGGCTAGGCTTGTTATTAGTTTAATTCAAGTCTGGGTTTACCCTTAAGGTGTTCCTCAGTAACAATTGTAGGATTTGGGTCAAAGTCTTCAACTTCTTCATATTCCTCAACTACATAATCAACATCTCTGTCTTGTAATTTCAAGTAAGGTTTACCATCAAGTTCAATGACATCAAATTGATACCTCATCTCTGATGAGTATTCCTCCATGCCAGTCTTTAATGAGTCTGGCTGATTAGGCTTCCTAACTTGTACAGGCTTCATAAATCTTGTAGGGTCAATATGTACTAAATCACCTACTTGAATACCATTCACATGTGGCCCTACAGCTACTACTGTCTGGAACTCATCAATTGATTTCTTAATCTTTCTTCCATCAATTAAGCTAGTTCCTTTGATATACATATCCTTTTCCTCAAGCATGTTCATGGTTGTAATCAAACCAGTGAACTGAGGTCTAACTTTCTTTATTACTTTCATTTCTTATTCCACTTTTATTCCTAAATCTTTCAGTCTATCTTCAAGAGCCTCCTTATAAATTCTCATTCCAGTGTACTGAGATACCATATAGAAATGCTGAACTCTGCCAACTTTCTCATAGAACTCTTCTTTACTCAAAGCTATACTTAGCTTCTCCATTCTCTCAAGAAGTTGTTTATACTCCTCTACTAATCTAACTTTCCAATCTTCCATTTCTTATTCTATTTATGTACTTAAATCTTTCTTTAACTCCTTTCATCCTTTCATAAGTGCAAGTAAGTTTGCCTAGGGAAGGTATGTTAAAGTTACTTCTTAACTTGTTAAAGTCCTCTTCACTCAAGTCTTCTCTCAAAGGTAAGTCTGTAATAGACTGCCTTATAAATAACCAATAGGACTCATAAGCCTCCTTCACTACTTCCAAAGGAAGGTTCAGCTCCTCAGATACTCTCTTTAATATCTCTTGATAACTCATTGAATATCAAATAAAAGCATTAGTTTAAATGAACCATTTTCATCAGTGATATTAGGTATGAACCTTGGATTTATCCTATTATCTATGATGACTTTGTTCCTTCTCAGCTTTCCCATAATCACTTGAAAGTGAGCAAGAGTTATGTTACTCTCTTCTCTTACTTTCTTCTTTGTATCTTCTGACATTACTACTTTATCAAGTATATCAGAGTCTGATATTACTTTACTGAGTAGGTATCTTTCATAAGTAAAGGCAGTGATTACATCAATCTCTCTATCAGTTAACTTGTGAAAAGGCTTTAAGAATTCAAACCAGTATCTAAAGAACTTCTTTAGTGAAGTGGGTATCCTAATTACATTATTAACAGCCACTTCCATAGTTATACTCCTTATTCTTCTGGTGTTTCTTGTTCTGGTTGAGTCATCAAGAACTCAATCTCTTGAGCACATTTACTCTTGAACTCAGTAGTAAGATACTTGTTATCTTCTGTGATTACTTTGAATAGATAATCTAATCTCTTGAATAGATTAGTCATATTCATTTCCTCAATAACACCTCTCAATTGCTTATTCTCTTCAAACAACTTTCTGTCTTGTTCAGACATTTGGTGCAACATACCAACTAACTGCTCTCTAGTTAACTCTTGAGGAGCATCTTGCTTGCAACCACCAGTAGTGCAAGTACCTTCAATCTTTAATTCTTTTTCCATTCTACTCTTATTTCTTAGTTACATAACTACCACCATATACAGTTCCATACTTCTTCTCCCATGTATGTATATCTGTTTTGGCTGTTTTAGTGCAGCCACACTTATCACAGTATGGTTGACCATTTACATCTCTTATTGCAAGAGATAAACAATGTGTGCAGTATTCTACAGGTTCATTGTTATAATCAGATTGCTTGTCCTGTAAGTCTTCCATAAATATTCTTCTTAGTCTCATTCATTACTCTACTGTGAGTACCTTTTCTAGTAGAGGTATTAGCTCGGTTGTTAAAAGGTCTCTTAGGTACAAGAGTACCAAACTTAGTTACATCACCTCTTCTCATTGCTCTTGCAACTGACTTATACTTAGTTACAGCTTCAAAGATAATCAAATTCTTTAGAATTTCAGGCCCTGCAACTAACACTTCTCCCATTTCTCTTTCCATGTTTTCTAAGTTTACTTGTAATATACTAGAACATACTGACCTCTCTCACTAAGAAGAGACACTATATTCTCTCTTTTAATCTCTAATTCATTAGCTCTTTCTACAATAGCTCTAATGCTGTTCTCAGCAAATGCAGTCATATATGTAGATTTAACTTCTTCTTTCTCTCCCATAGCCATATTGCTTTTAGTTTTTAATAGGGGGCAAGCTCTGACTTGAACAGAAACTTGTGGTTATGAGCCACATGTGATAGCCATTTTCACCAACTTGCTAGAGCAGATAGAGAGACTCGAACTCTCATCTAAAGATTGGAAATCTCCAACACTAACCTTTGTGCTATATCTGCATTTGAGAAGATTTGGTAACTGGTACTTCTCCCTGCTAGTATCACCTTACCTAGCACCTTCCTTCACATCTCACTAGGGAAAAATGATAAAAACCTAGTTTCCATTGAGCCAAGGAATGTTACTCTGTCACTGAATGGAACACAGCTTTTAGTAACTTCTTGAGCTTCTTGTAGGAATTGAACCCACATGACCTCTTTACAAGAGAGGCATAATAACCTTTATATGAAAGAAGCATTAACTTAGTAGCTTAGGAGGGAGTTGAACCCTCACTTGTACAGGGTTTAAGTCTGTTGTGTCTACCAAGTTGCACCACTAAGCTATTAGTAAGGTCTAATATCACACAAGCTAAATAAATACTTGTATTGATTAACCTCTTGAATGAAAGTCTCACACTCAGACTTGATACCAACATAGATTGTTTCTTGGGGAATCTTATCATAGAAAGCTAGTGTATTACTCCTAACTTCTTCAATGAAGTCCATTGCATTTAGTGCATCACTAGGGACTCCTTTAATAACATTAGGCTGCATCTTACCTAAAATTCCCATATAACCTTCTGCTAGAATATCTTGAAAGTCTTCGACTTTCTCTAGAAAGTCATCTAAGTAAACATGAATATTCTTCTTAGGTGCTGCCCAGTGAAGATTCTTACACTTTGTCTTGTAACCTTCTAGTTTATTTATGAAGTTAATAAAGAATTCTGCACCATTAAATGATGTTTCATTTACCTCATTATCCTCAATTGGAGTTAGTAAACCATATTCCATATATCTCTTTGTTTTGCTGTTACAAAGGTATGTATTTTAATTGAACTATACAAGTAAATCACATACTTTTTATTGTTAAATAATGTTGTATCCCTAGTGGGAGTTGAACCCACAAACACTAGTTTCTAAGACTAGCCTGTCTAACCAATTGCAGCATAGGGATATAGATAATGTGGGAACTCTAAGAATTGAACTCAAGCCTTGGGTTTTTCAGACCCACGTGCAAACAACCACCTACACCAAGTACCCATTTAGTTTATCCTAGTCTCTAATCTAGTCACCACTCATAAACTAAGAGCAAGCATTTCTATTGAAGTTGAGGTAGAGGGACTCGAACCCCCAGTCCATTTAAGGAAATGATTTACAGTCATTTCTGCTACCAATTACAGGTTATACCTCAATATAGTTACCCCACTGGGACTCGAACCCAGAACCCACTGGTTAAAGGCCAGTTACATCTACCAATTAAGCTATGGGGTAATACTCTAATCAATTAAGATTGTGTCTCCACTAAGAATCGAACTTAGAATCTTCTCCTTAAGAGGGAGTAGCTTTACCATTCAGCTATAGAGACATTAGTACTCACTAAAAGACTTGAACTTTTGACCTTGAATGTATAAGATTCCTGCTCTAACCTACTGAGCTAAGTGAGTATAAGGGTGTAGCAGAGACTTGAACTCTATCCTCTGGAGCCACAATCCAGTGCTTTGACCAATTAAGCTAACTACACAGTTCTGATAATAGGACTTGAACCTATAACTACTGCCTTATGAGAGCAGCCTTCTACCTATTGAAGTATATCAGAATATTAAGTTGGTACACACAGAATTGAACTGTGATTGCATCCTTATCAGAGATGTTTCCTAACCTTTAGAAGATGTACCAATTTAAGCTGAGTCAGCAGGATTTGAACCCACAACAACTGGTTTTGGAGACCAGTGTTCTACCAATTGAACTATGACCCAGTATAAGTCTTTCTACTTGCATCAGTAGGATTAACTACTGATAAATTTATCTCTGTTCTATCTACATGTTCTACCTCTTTATCTTCAAATTCAAGAGTAAACAATCCCTTTTTAGCATCAAACTTCTCCTTTGCATCTTTAAGATTCTTCTCTACTTGCCTTGCATATGACCTAGCTTTATCTAAATCATCTTCTAGTTGTAGTATTCCATAGTATTCTTCTATGATAGAATCTTTAGCTTCATCATTCATTAACCAAGGATAGTGAAATATTACATCCTTAACTCTATTCTTATCTTCTACTGATACTTTCATGTTTAATTCTTTTTAATTTGCGGGGGTAGAAGGACTTGAACCTCCAACCTTGTGGTTAACAGCCACCTGCTCTGACCAATTAAAGCTATACCCTCATTATGTTGCTCCTATAGGATTTGAACCTATGACCTTTGGTATGTAACACCACTATTCTTGACCACTGAACTAAGGAGCAGTGCAGGGTACTTAAGGTGTACCCTAGACCTGTGAACTAAAAACTCTAACATTATGAAAACATGAAAACAAGTGGATACATGTGGGACTTGAACCCCAACTTCACAGTGCAAATGTGATGTGTTAGCCAATTACACTACATGACCCATTTGTAGAGTAGAGAAGACTCGAACTTCCAATTTCTGCATCCCAAATGCAGGGGGTTGACCAATTACCCAACTACTCTATATTGCGGAGGATATAGGATTTGAACCTATACATCCTTTCAGACTACTCACTGTTTAGCAAACAGTTCCCTTACCATTAGGGTTAATCCTCCAACTTTAAGTAAAGACCACAATGACAAGTATCATGTTCTCTATAATCAGAACAAGGACATTTCTTATCTTCACCTGTATTATGACAGGGGCACTCACCATTATTAATCTCACATCTCTTTAAGATAGCATTTACCACCTTATCATTAGGGTTGAGACACCAACCTTCTTTTCTAAATATCTGTACCATTACTTAACTTACTAATCTTTCTATCTAAATACTTACTGTACAGCAGGAATGCAACACCTATTAAATATACTCCAAATGGTACTGAGAGATACATTGGAATTAGTATTGGGTACTTGAATATTAGTGATATTCCTTGCAGCTGAGCATTAACTAATACTCCTAGTAATGCTATTAAGGCATATATGGTAAAGCTGCCATACTTATCATCACATTTATCTCTAACATACCTCAAACTTTTTAATCTCTTTTCCTCTGGAGTTAGCTCCTTTATTTCACAAGTAGAAGGTTTTAGTATTACTGTTCTATTAGGAGGGTCCAGTATTCTACTACTATACATTACATACTTTAAACTATTCATGTTTTTCCTCTTTGAGGAAGAGGTGGGACTCCAACCCACACACCACTTTTATATGGTTACTAGTAGTTTTCAAGACTACTGCCTTAGCATTAGGCTTACTCTTCCAGTTAGTTGCAAGTAGTGGATTTGCACCACTGATGTCTCCCCTATACTGGGAGTGAGGTTACTACTTCTCTAACTTGCTAAACCTTGATTGACATTGATTACATTCTCTTATTGCACTCAAGAACCTTTCAGAACCAAGGGTGTTAAGCATTGCAAGATACTTAACAGTAACTCCTTGCATAGTTACCTTTGCAGTCTATGAGGGAATTGAACCCTCCATCTCCACATTGACAGTGTGGCATGTTGAACCTCTACACCAATAGACTATTATGTATTGGGTATGGGATTTGAACCCATATTGACCACCTTGAAAGGGTGGTGACTTAACCAATTTGTCCAACCCAACATTTAAAAAATAACCACTCCTATCTTCACAGACCAGAGTGGTCTAAAAACATGAAATCCAATTTATCCCATTGTAGTTCATTTACATTATGAAATAGAAAATCCAAGTACTCCTTGAGAGGCTCGAACTCCCAACACTTGCCTTAGAAGAGCAATGTTCTATCCATTGAACTAAAGGAGCATTATTTAGTTAAATAGTTACCCCAGCAGGAATTGAACCTACATTATATGAGCCAAAATCATATGTAATAACCCTTTATACTATGGGGCAGTATCTCTTATCAAATGACTCTGCAAAGGTAAGTAAAATTATTGATATATGCAAATAAAATGCAATATATTTTAGTTAACAAATGTCAAGCCACTGATAATCAAGTTAGTCTGTAGCACTAGAAGAGTATTAACAAGTGGCTTGTCCACTTAAATACATGACATCATACCTTAAGTCCTGCTAACTTATTAGCCCAAGCTTCTGTATAGAAGTGATAATAGTTAGCATCTTTACACTTATTCTTATGTAATGCAGCATGTATTATTGATGGAATACCTACTACAATAGGGTATAATGGACCTAGTATTTTACTCTGCTTAACATGACCTATTTCATGCTGAATTGTCTTTGATAAATCACTGTATCTTTGATATACAAATATGTATTTACCAAGAGTAACTCCACCATTACTTCTTTTTAGGTATATACTATACCCAGAGTCTGCATTTATATTTGATATTATATCATTCTTAATAGCATTCTTATAGATTATACCACATAGATTCTGTGGTAGTTGCTATATCCAATCTTCTATAAACTTCCAAACTTTCTTCATAGTTATATAGTTTAGTGTCTAATATTTCATTGCTTTGCAAAGGTAAGTATAATAAATAACATGTGCAAGTAATTATAAAAGTTTAACTAAGTGAGTTAAGGTAGGGGGAGTGTTAGACCTAACTTCTAATTTTTTTTTTTAGAATATTTATCTATGTGAGTATCAATTACTCATTACACCCCCATAGACTTTGAATTTGGGGTTCCTCCCCCTCCTAGTTTAGCATAGAATGCTTATTACTTATCCATAGTATTTGAACTTAAAATTATCATTATGAAAAAGAATCTTGTTATTGCAGTCTTAGCTATCTTAGCTATCTTAGAGTTTATTTCTATTAATCAGATGTCTAACAGAGCATCATATCACATGAAGAATGAGTATGCAGCTTATGAATTAATACATGCTTATGATGTGGTGATGGATAGTGTTATTGATACTGATTATTTCATAGATGTCATATCAGAGACTGATGCATGGAATGATGTTATGATTATAACTGATAAATATCCTAATTTATCAGAAGATTAACTCATTACTCTTCCTTTGAATTTGAATTAACTAACATTTTGAACCTTTTGGTGCTTAGGTCAACCATACTTATATTATGAATATCTTTGCAAGTTTACAAGTTTATGCAGGTAAGTGGAGTGTTAAATCTACAAGAGCATTTGATGCTGAGGAAATCAATGCTGTTAAGTCAGCAGTTGTTGTGCCATCACAGTATGGTAACTCAGTGATGTTTACTATGGTTGCTGGTGGTCAGACCTACATACCATTATCTAATGATGCCACTGTTGCTGTTGGTGAGTCTATTGACTTAGCTAAGGCACAGTTAGTTACTTTGTCTAAGGATGGTGAGTCAGACATTGTGAGAGTGAGTATTTAATTAATGTTTATCAAAGTTAAGTGAGGTTAATCCTCACTTTTCTTTTTATCTAGTAGGTAGGAGCAATGCAACAAACTCTAATGTCTCGCCTAATACAACTAATAAGATATAAATAATATATATATATACTATATTAGTCTCACTTTTCAAACTCCTATGAAATGAGAGGTATAGTTTCAATGAAATGAGATAGCTAGTTCTTTAAGTCAAATGATATACTAATCATGTTAACTAACAGTTAAATACTAGTTAATAAATATAAATGATAGTAGCAATAAGAATAGCTCATTACTCCTCCTTGGTACTTGTGGTTACTCTGAGTTGTGAGTTTATATTAGTCTAGTTATTGAAGTTTGTAGTAAGTTTGAGTAGTAATAGTGCTAATCAAGAGAGTAAACTTATGCAATTGGTATAAGCAATAACTATCAATAGTGAGTTATTCAGTACTTGAAGTGGAAGGTTTGGCTTCGCCAAACAATCTAAAATTAGTAGGCTAGAGTAAAGAGATAGGAGCAATGTGTTATAATTAGATAGTGAATAGTGATAATTAGCCTATTACTAATACTCTTCTAGTGTTAGTATAATACTGAATCTTAAGAGCATGGCTCATTACTCCTCCTTAGCTCCTGACACTCAACACGAGTTGGTGTTATAACATATCATTAACATTTAACAATTTACATTATGAACATTTTTAGTAAGTTACAAGTGTATGCTGGAAAGTGGAACTTGAAAGCATCAAGAAGTTTTGAAGCAGAAGAAATTGCAGCAGTTAATAAGGCTGAGGTAGTTGCTTCACAGTATGGTAACAGTGTGTGCTTCTTCATGAAAGCAGGAGGGCAGACTTATATTCCATTGAGTAATGATTCTGCATTAGCAGTAGGTGATTCAGTGGACTTAAGCAAAGCTCAGTTGCTCACTCTTGAGAAGGATGGAGAGAGTGATATTGTAAGAGTGAAAGCTTAATACAAGTGTGAGTGTAGAGTGGTAGGTTACTAAGAAAAACCCTACCACCCTTACACTCCTTTTTACTACTTGTCATAAGCAAAGATTAGCAAATACATAACTATATTTACTGTATGAACTTATTAGAACCATCATTAACAAGTGACATAGTATGGACAATAATAGCTGTATTTGCTATAACTATTGGCTGTATTATATCATCAAAAGAGAGTAAAAGAGACTAAAATAAGCAATAAAACCTCTCCTTATTGCATTTAAATAACACATATTGGAGATACAAATCAGCATCAATTGAACCAATGCACAATCATGCCTGGTTTATTAGTGAAGAACAGTAGCTAATGACATTGCATAGGGGGCTAAACCTATGACAAGATAGTGAATATATATATAACAGAAAGCTAGACTAATATAATAACTATAAGCTCCACAAGCGAAGGTGCATAGCTGTGACATACATTAGTGTATTAAGCCAGCAAAGTATGCAGTTTGAAAGTATTATCTAACCCGCATGAAATCTAGAGAGCCTTAGGGTATGGTCCAAGGACTGTGTGCAGACTATATCTACATAGTAGTGATGTCTTATATCTTAGTGATGGTAAATTACGTACTGTTGTATCCAAATGAAAGTAAAGGGAAGTAAAGGGATAAAGTCCAGATAGTGTTACAGTACTGGTAAAAAGAAAATAAAAGCAAGTAAAACTGTTTAGTTATTAAGTAGTTTCCTAGGTTAGTTCAAGGAATTAAATGTGTAATGGATACCTTACAGCTACATTAGTTTAGAAGAAGTATAAGCATATTAGCTCAGTGGTTAGAGCATTCTTTATTGACTATGGTAAATTGGGTAGTACTCCTGTAATTGTACTAATAAAGAAAGGTCACTGGTTCAAATCCAGTATATGCTTCTCTTCCCAACCTACACTCAGAAGTAAGTTAGTTTTTAAAGCATCTGGAATGTTAGCTGAAAATAGTGCAAATTACAAGAGTACGGGATATTACTTGGCAAGTTAGGTATGCTAAGTACGCAAGCTACTGCGTGATACTCAATGGTAGAATTAAGAGTAGCAACTACCAACAGATAGAGTAAAGGAACAGATGTAGCATAGTAAGGGAAATAGCAATAATAGAACTGTAATGCATTTACTCTATCTGTTTAAAATATAACAATTAACAAATAACAATCAAAATGGAAAGTAGAAACAGGTACACTAAGGAAGAAAATTTAATAATCCTTAGTAAAGTAAGTGCTAATCCTAGCAATTTATCTCAAGCTTTTAGAGAGTGTGCTCAAGAGTTAAATAGAAGTGTAGGGAGTGTATCTACACATTACTATCAAGTATTAGCTAAAGCAAATTGTAATACTAAAGATAAAGCACTATTTAGCTTGTTTGGTAGTAAAAATCAGAATACCAATAGAAAGGTAACTAGGCTAGGAAGTAGAGCTACTAAACAATCTCCTATAGAAATAAGACAATCTAAGTGGAGAAGAATCCTTAATATAATATTTGAATAATATGAGAAAGAGAATTAATAGAGCATGTATTGCTTCATCAAGCAATTATGCTCAATCAAAGAAAGCTCATAGAGCTATGCTTGAAGAGAATCATGTAAACAATAGTGCATTATTCCTTATGATTAGCACTACTTCCACACCTAAAACTCTCTCACCTCTTGAGAGATTTGAGGAAGGTTTAATTAAGAAACTTGAAGAGTTTAGACTAAATAAAGCAGTATGAAGCATCTTATTATAATGATAGCCATGTTACTAGGTAGTGTGGCTATCTATGCTAATGACAGCATTAAAGTAGTTAAAACTGATAATACATTCAGTTATGTATCAAAGAAAAAGGTAAAAGAGGAGCCTGTTAAAACAATCTTTTTCTTTGAGACTAAAGGCAAGAAGTATCCTATATACAAGACTTCAAAGTCTTGTTTCATACTAAGGATAAGTGCTAAAACTGGCAAAGAGTATAAACAGTATTTACCTAAAAAGGTATTTGATTCATTATGAAAACAATGCAAGATTTCAAAAATGAAGAGAGCAGAAAAAAGTATGCTATTCTTAAGAAAGAGCTAAATAAATATGGTCCAATTGGTAAACTTGTGAAACATGGAAAAGATTAGTATCAAATCATTTGGGCTGTACTTAATGTCAGCCCTTATTAGTTGCTTATTAATAGCAACAGTAGTAACAATGTGTTCTTCTTGTGTAGATAATGTATATAAGGAGAAAGACCTTGATGGTACATTAGTTCCTGATGAAGGCTATGAAGGCTGGGACTATTGTGGATTCTATATCAATAATGTTATAGATACAAAGATGTCCACAACTGCTAATGGTGATGGAGTATATTGGGCAATCTATACAGACTTAGATGCTGAATTTGATAATGCAGTAATCTCAATGGATGAAGAAACATTCACTCTACTGCTTGAGGCATTAGATGCAATACAAGATGTAGAGCCATATAGCCAAGAATGGAAAGAGATATGTGATGAATATGAATTTGTAATACTATATAAAGGTAAGACAAACATACTTGTATCTGTAGATAGAGATTAATATTAACTTAAAATTGTAAGAAGGTATGAAAGCTGGACAATTAACAAGAAGGAAAGGTGCTTTGGAGAGATTAATCAACAATCTTGAAACATTCAAGAAAGAGAAGAAAGACAAAGTGAGCATTAAAACAGGTAAAGTTATCCCATTCATTGTAGAAGTGACAAGAATGGAGAGAGAAATTGCCACTCTCAAGAGTAGGATAAATTCACCTGTTTCAGACAAGTAAAGGTTAGGTTTTGAGTAAAATGATTGTGTTTTAAGTTGTTAACTGTTTTGGTAATTTTCAGTTAACTTAGTATAGTCAGTATGTGAATATAGACTATACAAATGCTCCTTTAGCTCAGTTGGATAGAGCAACAGATTTCTAATCTGTGGGTCATAGGTTCGAGTCCTATAAGGAGTACGATGGTTTGTATACACTAACTTTCACCCATGATGGATTGTAACCTCTTACATTAGTAAAGTTACTTTAGTAGACTCAATAAGAACGGTTGTGTTGGCTGATAGACTACTATTAATACCAGATATCCCCACTGATTATGGGTAATCAGATATCTGGTATTTTCAATGTAAACTCTTAAATACTTAAATATATGGGATATATTTCAGAAGCAAAAGATATTAAGCAGAAAAGATATGGTGCTTATATCAATCATTGTAAAACTCTTAGTATAAAACCAGTAGCTTACACTGAGTTTAATAGTAGTATTTACTATGATACTTATACTAAGTTTGTTGAATTTAATAATAATAAAGAATAATATGAAACATTATGTATTAGTAGGGTGGCCTGAAATCCAAGATTTCATGGTACATGAAAGATGGAATGAATGTGTTTTCTGTATAGAAATAGAGAACCATCCAGTAGGAGATAGTACTTATGCAGTACCTTTTGATTTATATGAAGAGGTGTGTCAAATACCAAGTACTAAACAAACTCTCGAAGATGCTGCTAATCTTATTAGCATGGCAACATTTGAATTAGGTGAAGATTCTAACGAAGATAACCTTGATGATAAATTACTTCAAATTGCTAATAATCTATGACATTTGAAGAAGCAAAAGAAGCTATGCAAACTCATAGAGTAAGGCATAGATATTTTGACAAAGAAGAGTGGGTAACTAAGTGTACCAATGGTCTTTACTACTTTGAAGATGGAATTAACTTCACAGAAGAAGAATTCCTGTTGTGGGCAGATAAACCATACTTTAAAGAAGGATGGGAGATAATACCTAATCCAGAAAGGAGTGTAGGATGATTCCCTTACTCTTTGTACTTGGAATATCACTTGGTATATCAGGTATAATATTTGCGCTCATTGAATATTATGGTGGTGAGCATGACAAGTTAGATGTTACAAAGAAGGACACATTCCAGATAGTTTTAAGTGAAGGAATGTATGACATTAGGTTTAATGACAGAAGATTAACCAGTAAACCCACTCTTGATGAAGCCAAACAGTGGCTTGAGTGCAATAGAAGTAATTATTTAAAAGAAGATTCACTAATATATGAGGAGAGTTATGAAAAAGCTACTAAAATTTCTTAAGAGAGTGTTAGCAATAGCTGTTATGCTACCACTATCTCTATTGTTATTTCCACTTCTAGTGTTAATAGCAGCCTTTTTCTTTCTATTTGATATTCCTATACCAAGTACCAAGGAAGAGAAGGCAAAAGAAGCACAGCTTAATAGAGCAAAAGAGAATGCAGATGCACTAAATGACTCACTATGTAGTCTTGAGCAAAATAACTACATGGATGCAGAGTATCTTATGCCCATTATAAGACAACAGATAACAAACATCCAAAATTCATTAATATTACTGTCATGAAACCAGTGAGAAGAAAAGGAAGTAAATTGTTCATCCTTGTTGCAGAATGCAATGGGAAGAACCTTAAGATGTATAAGTAAATCTAGTATTCATTTCTAAAAAAAGATGATTGAGTTAGTATTTGAATTTATCCTTGTAGGATTGGTAGGTGGTTTACTAGGTCTGTTCTACAGAAACTGTTTGAAACCAAGTGGTATGATTTTCAACTTCATCTATTATGGATGGTTGAAACCTTGGGCTGAATGTACTGAGGACATTGTGGAAGCTGGGTTTAAACCCAAAGCATGGGACAAGTTTAAAGCTTGGATAGCTAGACCATTAGGCTATTGTATCTACTGTAGTACTACATGGATAACATTCTTCCTATGTGCTATTTATCTATCAGCATGGGAATCATTACCTAGTTGGCAATACATAGTAATTGGTGTAATTACAGCTAGTGGTGTGCAACATTTAGTAGTAGCAATATCATGTAGATGGCTAATTAATAAACATCCAGATTTAGATACAATGGTATGACAACAACATTTGAATATGGAAGAGATTATATCCCAGAACTCTGGTACAGTTGATATATGGGATGATAGTACAATGGTTATTTCACAAGAAGATTTAACCATTGCACCTATAGTACTAGAACCAATTGAGATAGACTTTAGTTTATCTAGTAATAAAGAATATGAATAATGAAATCAAAGTAAGTCTTAGTGTAGTACTTCAAGGAAGAACTATGTTAAGCCAAGAGGCAGCTAAAGCTCTTGAGGAACAAGGTTTAGCAGGGTATGATGAGTTCAATATGGAGGTGTCAGATGCAAAAGGTCAGAACAGAGAAGTAATTCATGTTAAGACCAGAAAGTCTGCACCTGCAAGTCAATCACTTAATATCAGTAAGGAAGGTTATGATGCTATGACTGATAAGGAGAATGTTCCTTATTGGTCTAAAGCAGGAACTTGGGCTGGTATGAATGCAAAGATGAGACTTGAAGCTCACTTGCAGAAAATATGTGAGAGTCTTGGTGGAACATCGTACACTTATCAAGTGTTTGAAGATTAAGAAACTGGCGTTTTAATTGATTTTTAAATTGTTAACTGAAAGGGATTGCTTGTGAAAGTAATCCCTTTATTTTTCACAATTATCTTACTAATAATCTATAAAGAAAGGAGTGATATATGAAAACTATATTAGTTGTATATACAAATGTAAAACTTACCAATAAGGAAATAGCTGATAACAAGCTAACTAAGTATGCTTTCAGAACATCAGAAGATGTAGAAGTAGGTGATTTAATTGAATCAAAGGACTACAGCAAATCCATGCAGGTAACTGATGTAATTGATGCTGATTATAAGTTCTACAATACACAGACTGGTGAGTTGAGAAATGAAATCAACTCTACTAAGATGTATCCTATTAAGACAATTATTTTTAAGGAAGAAGATGAGCTTGTAGTATATGCTACAAAGGTAGAAGATAGTCAGAATTAGTTAATAGGGGGGAAGGTGAGATGAACTTTATATATTTTGAGAAGGTAGCAGATGTTACCTATCCAATAGGTGGGGAGTTCTATGATAACTTCAATTATATAAGAAAAGCAGCTAAGACTTTACATAATATTATTGACAAAGGTAAAGATATTGCTTTAGTCTGTAGAGGTACATCTGGCTGTATCATAGCTGGTGCAGTAGGCTATATACTACAAAAGAGAGGTAGGAAAGTAACTATAGTTATATCAAGGAAGAGTGAAAACACTCATGGAGATAACATGGATGGGTATCATAGAATGCTTAATGGTGTAGTACCAGTAGTAATTGATGACTTTGTATCAAGTGGTAATACAATCAACGAGATACTTATAGACTTAGATAAATGTGTTAATAAAAAGACCTATCCCTTCCTCTGCATAGCTAACTTCTGGAGTATGAATAAGCTTGAGGCAAATAGAAAAAAGCCTGATAATATATCTTATGATGTAGCAAACAGATTTGAAACAATTATTTGTAATAATCCAGAAGTATGATGTTTATTAAACTGTTATTTGGTGTCACTACTATTATACTGTTAATCAGAGGATTGGTAAGGTATAACCCTAAACTTGATTTAGTTGAATCAGGTAGGAAATATGAATTGTTTCTCTGGTATAACAAGTATAATTGGACAGGTGATTATAAAAGAACTTACATAAAACTATTTAGTTTATGAGTATAGAATTTAAGATGACTAGGTATGGTAGTGGCAGAAAATCAAGGCTATATAAGAAGACAAAGAGAGCTTCAATAAATAGAATTGATGCCACCCACCTGCCCATGAGAGTGCAATCTGAGAAGAATGGTTACTGGGGGCAGACATCAAGGGGTAGAGCATCTTTGCCTTATATTAAGGTTAAGAAGTTCCTCTTAGCTAATGTGGGAAGACCTGTTAATAAAGTATATACTGAGTTCTTAGCTTCTGCTAGAAAGCATAAACAAGTTGAAAATCTTGAAAGAGTATTTAATAGCTTTATTGATAGGTGTGATAAGTACGGAAGATGGGGAGTTAAACCTAGTGATTGTTTCTATGTTACCAATGGTATCCTTAATTACAAGAAACCAAGAGTAGTAGAGAAACTATATAATGAATCACACGTCAGATACAACCGTAGGCATCACCCACAAGCAAAGGAAATGACTGAGATAACCTTAAAGCTAAGTCGTTTAGGACCTCAGCCACTTGGTAAGATGTTTGTAGTAGTCAAAGGTAATCTTTTATTCTTGCCAGTATATCTTGTTAGCAAAGTTAGATGGGAATCATTACAGAATCCTACACATCAAATCATAGGAATCTATGGTAAAGCTTCTGCTGAAAGGATTAAAGAATATACTAGGGTTGAATTAGTTGATTATGGTTATTCTTATGAAGTGCTGACTTGGCAAAGTCCTACATATTACTGGTCAAGAACCTATGACTATTTCTACTATGTAGTCAAGATTGCAGACATTGAAGCTTATAAGAAAGAGAAGTATAAACCCTAAAAAAAAAAGATGAAAGAAGCAATTCTATTAACAGATGGTTATAAGTTAGACCATCGAAGACAGTACCCAGAAGGCACTGAGTATGTGTACAGTAATTGGACACCAAGAAGCTGTCATTATATGCCTGATGCAGAAGAAGGAGCTGTGGTATTTGGTATTCAGTACTTTATTAAAGAGTATCTGATGAAACAATTCCAAATGTGGTTCTTTGAAAGACCAAAAGCAGTTGCAGTTGCTGAGTTTGCAAGAAGAGTTAATACATTCTTAGGACCTAATGAAGTAGGTACTAAGCATATTGAGGAGTTATGGGATTTGCAGTATTTGCCTATTAGAATTAAGGCTCTACCTGAGGGAACACTATGTCCTATCAGAGTTCCTGCACTAACCTTCATTAACACTCATCCTAACTTCTTCTGGCTGACTAATTACTTTGAGACTCTTATTTCAACTACTCTTTGGTTGCCTATGACTAGTGCTACAAGTGCCAGATTAGCCAAGAAAGAGTTAGTTAGACATGCACAAAAGACTGGATTTAGCCCTGATGTAAACCTGAACTTCTTGGTACATGACTTTTCAATGAGAGGCATGGCAGGAGTAGAAGCAGCTATTATGTCTGGTATGGGGCACATGACATCATTCTGTGGTTCAGAAACAATACCAGCTATTGCAGCACTTGAAGAGTATTACAATGCAGATGCTGAGGGGGAGTTAATTGCAGCTACTATACCAGCAACAGAGCATTCAGTTATGTGTGCAGGTGGTAAAGAAGATGAATTTGAGACATTTAAAAGACTAATCACAGAGGTATATCCTAGTGGTTTTGTGTCTATTGTTTCAGATACATGGGATTATTGGAAAGTAATTACTGACTATCTGCCTAGACTTAAAGATGAAATCTTAGCTAGAGATGGTAGAGTGGTTATTAGACCAGATTCTGGTAATCCTGTTGATATTATCTGTGGATGGCCTCTTGATGTAGTTGAAGAAGCTACTTGGGAGGAGTTGGCTATGCCAGAGACTACTGGGACTTATGAGATGTTATGGAACATCTTTGGTGGTACTATCAATGAGAAGGGTTATAAAGTTCTTGACCCACACATTGGTATTATCTATGGAGATTCTATAGACTTAGCTAAGGAAAAGGAAATCTACAGAAGACTTGAGGAGAAGAAGTTTGCTGCTACTAATCTAGTACTTGGGTATGGTAGTTTCACTTACCAATTTAAGAGTAGAGATAGCTTAGGCTTTGCTATGAAGGCTACTTGGTGTCAGATTAAAGGTATTGAGCATGAAATCTTTAAAGACCCAAAGACTGATGATGGAGTTAAGAAATCTCTTAAAGGTCTTATTATGGTAGGATTGGATGAACATGGCAATCTTCATGCCTATGACCAAGTATCTAAGGAACTTGAGAAGGAAGGATATCTTGAAACAGTGTTTGAAGATGGCAAGTTGGTTAAGGAATACTCACTTAGCGAAATAAGGAGAAACATTGATGGCACCATTCAATCATCCCTTTAACTATTCTAAAAGTGTCAGTAGGTTGTTAAATGAATATAAAGAACATGGTAAGTTATATGTAGCATTTGACTTTGATAACACTATCTTTGATTATCACAATACTGGTGGTGATTTCAGTGGTGTTATTAGCCTGCTAAAAGAATGTAGCAAACTAGGATTTGTCCTAATTCTCTTTACTTCTAATGAAGGAAAGAGGCTTGACTGGATGATTGAATACTGTAAGCACTTTGGTATTGCAGTAGATTATATCAATGAGAATCCTGAGATAATGAACACAAGAAAGCCATACTATAACATCTTATTAGATGATAGAGCAGGACTTGAGTGTGCATTTAATCAGTTATCAAATGTTATTTCACTAATTAAATCAGAAAAAGATGCAAGTATTAAACTTAATTAGACCAGAGAAGAGTAATATTACCTATAATGTTACTACATTCCCTGACGGTGAACCTCACATAGTCCTTGGTGACATTAATAGAAAGGATAGTGTAACAGTTGTATGTAGAATAGCAAATCCTAATGATTTGTACATACTACTTCAAGTAGCTGATATTCTCAGCAGACATGAAGTGATATTTACACTACAAATCTATTATCTTATGTCTATGAGAATGGACAGAGTAATATCTTTCAATGAATCATTCAGTTTGAAAGTGGTTGCTAATCTAATCAACAGTATGGGAGCAGAGTCAGTTCATGTTCTTGAACCTCATTCAGGTAAAGTTCAGGACTTGATTGACAAATACTGGGGAGATATGTTCATGCAAATGCCTAACTTCACTGGATATATTCCAGTATTTCCAGATGCAGGTGCAGTTGAAAGACATGAATATATGGGTGAACATAAACTTATATGCAGTAAAACTCGTAATCCAGAGACAGGCAAGTTAGAAGGATTTTCCATTGAGAACCCAGAGTTACTTGAGAATGAAGAACTCATTGATATGCCTTTAGTTGTGATTGATGATTTGTGTGATGCTGGTGGAACCTTTGTAGGTGTTGCTAGTAAAATCAGAGAGATAAATCCCAACAGAAGATTGGCTATCTTTGTAACTCACATGGTTAATCCTAAGGGTATTACAACTCTTAGTGAGAATTATGATGAAGTTTACTTCACTAACTCATATCTCAACTGGGAAAACCTTGAGCTGCCTAGCAATGTAAGTGTTATTAAAGTGGTGTAGATATGAATAAAGTGATTAAAATTGCTGTATGGCTGGTGTTAATTATATGGGGGATTAATCAATCTTTCAATATGATTTCACAAGCTAATACAGTGGAGAATGTTGTAGGGTTCTTCTTATTAGTGGCAATAGTACTGGTTTCCTACAAGACCAGATGTTTTACAACAATTAAATTTACAAGAAAACATGAAAAGTAAGTTTGTAAAGAGGCTGTTGACAGCCTTTATGGTGATGACAAGTGTAATTGTGTTCTCATCATGTGAGAGAATTGATGCAGGCTGTGAAGGCATTAAAGTAAGCCTTTATGGTGATGACAAGGGTGTTGGTGATGTGGCTTTGGTATCTGGTAGAGTGTGGTATAATCCCTTTACTACTGAGGTATATGAATACCCAATGTATGTTCAGACTGTAGATTATCCTGCATTTGAAATCAATGCTAAGGATGGTAGTAAGTTTGTAATTGACCCTACAATTAACATCAACCCCATTGCAGGAAAGGCTCCTGAAATCTTTAGGAAGTATAGAAAACCTCTTGAGGATGTAATTCAGAATGTTCTTGTTACCCATATTAGGAATGCTTACAGATTGAAACTCAATGCTTATACTACTGATGATTTGGTGAGTAAGAGAGAAGAGTTTGAGAAGGTTACAGAAGACTATTTAAGGGAAGTGTTAGCTAGAGAAAACTTTGCTCTTGGTGAAATGACTTCTGGTCTTAAATACCCAGAATCTCTTGAAGCTTCAATTACTGCCAAGAATAAAGCTGTGCAAGATGCTTTGAAGATTGAGAATGAAATTAAGTCAGTAGAGGCAGAGGGTAAGAAACAGGTTGCAGCAGCTACTAAGGCAGCAGAAGCTTTGAAGATTAAAGGTGATGCAGAGGCAGAGTATAACAGAAAGATTAGCGCTTCATTATCTCCTCTAATTGTACAACAGAACTTTGTTGATAGATGGGATGGCAAGTTGCCTACTTATGGTACTGTGCCTCAATTATTTAAAGATGTAGCAGGTAAGTAATTATGGAATGGATTATTACTGGAATCATATTTTTCTTAATAGAATTGTATGTAATTTCTCACACCTATGAATCAGAGTATGGTCTTATTAAAAGAGATAGCAATAACTATAGAAAAATCTATGGCATCATAGAAGGCAGTGAGGAGAAGCTCACATTAACTGTTGGAAGACTGTTAGTTCTTATAGTAGCTAACATAATTTCTGTAGTTAATATACTCTACTTCTTATTCTTTATAGGATGGTGGATTAAAAGAGCAAGTTACCCAGAAGATAGAGAAACTACCTGTGTTATCTGGAGATTGAAGTTTGATAAGTTCACAAAGTCAGTGATTACCAAGCTAAGTAATTTACTAAATAAAGAGTTATGAAACAGCGAATAATCAATATTCTACTGTTCATTATGTTGATTGGTCTGGGTATCTATGTGTACCTAGACCATGATACCAATGAACACAAGCCTCAACCATATGTAAAACTTGAGCAACCAGAGTTCTTGAATGAAGAACTTAGTGATAGTACTTTACTTAAGGCACTTATCTATTATGAAATCAATGAACCTTTGATTGTATTAGCACAAGCTAAGCTTGAGAGTGCTAATTATAAATCAAGGTTATGTAAGGAGAAGAATAATATCTTTGGATTGTATAATAGTAAAGCTGGACAGTATTATAACTTTGACCATTGGACTAATTGTATTCTAGCATATAAGAACATGATAGAATATAAACAAAAGGATGGTGAAGATTACTATCATTTCCTACTTAGGATTAAGTATGCAGAGGATGTAGAATATATTGGAAAGGTTAAAAGCATAGTATCAAACTTACCCCCGTAGATATGAATAGAGAAGAAGCAAGTAAAGAAATACAGGCAATAAAGTCTAAGAACATACTCCTTGAGTTAGTTACATCATTTGGCAAGACTAAACAAGCACTTGACATTATGGTCAAAAGGAACCCTAAGAACATACTTATCTTAGTACCAAGACTAGTATTAATACAGAATTGGAAGGATGAATTTGTTAAATGGAAGATGGACAAGTACTTGAAGAGAGTTACATTTAGTACTTATGTAGGTATTAAGAAGCATGAAGGGGAATCTTTTGATATGTTGATAGCAGATGAATGTCATCATTTCACTGATAAATCACTTGATGTAATTAGTACTATGACATTCAAGTATAGTACTCTCTTATCAGGGACTGTTATAGACTCAAAGAAAGCTGCATTAAGAGCTAGTTTCAAGGATTTGTATTGTTACAAAATCACTATGAAGCAAGCTCAAGAGGAAGTATTAGCAGAGCCAAAAGTGTATCTTATACCTTATACTTTAGATAATACTGACAGAAAATATCCTTTTGAATTAAGGAAGTCAGCTAAAGGTAAGAGTATTACTTGTGACTATTCAGATAAGTGGAAGTATCTCAAAGACAAGTCCTATACTACTGTTATTGTTAACTGCACTCAGCAGGAATACATCAATGAATTGAGTGCTAAGATAGACTACTGGAAGAGAATGTACATGAGAGGTAGAAATGAAGTATTCAAAAACAAATGGCTATACCTAGCTGGTTTAAGGCTAAAGATGCTAAGTAACTTCAAGACCTCTATTGTGTCTAACCTTCAAGTGCATCTTAGAAAGCAAAGATGCCTGACTTTCTGTAACTCTATTGAACAGACAGAGATATTGGGTAAGAACTGCATTAATAGCAATAACAAGGACTCAGATAAAGTACTTGAGCAGTTCAACAAGGGAGAAGTCAATCAGATTACATCATGTAATATGTTGAATGAAGGTATGAACCTTGTAGATTGTCAGGTAGGAATATATGCTTCTTTGAATAGTAGTGAAGTTATGATTAAGCAGAAGCTGGGAAGAATTCTTAGACATTCTAACCCTGTGCTTATTATACCTTATTACAAGAACACAAGAGAAGAAGAGATACTTGAGACTATGCTTGAGGACTACAACCCAGAGTTGGTTGAGATTGTTGAAAGTTTAAATCAGATTAAAGTATGACAATAACAATTGATGAAGAAGTATGCAAGAACTGGGGATTGACTATGCCAGAAGTACTTGCACTTACACTAGTGAAAACTGGTGTAGATGTGCCAGTATTATTTGCTAGTCTTGAAGACAAGAAAGCACTGGTGAAAGATATGTTCAATAAGTATCTTGTTACTCTTGGCTATGATGAAAAAGTAGCTAGTGTGTTGTTAGACTCTGATAAAGACAGACAACCACAAGATAGGATTGAGAGTCTTGCAGCCAAGATGATGGAACTGTTTCCTAGTGGCAAGAAGCAAGGAACTTCTCAATATTATAGAGGTAATAGAAAAGATATTACTCTTAGGTTGAAGAAGTTCTTTAAGCTCTATGGAAATAGATTCACTGATAAACAAATTCTTGAAGCTACTGATAAGTATGTTAAAGCATTCAATGGCAACTATAGCTATATGAGAGTGCTTAAGTACTTCATTTGGAAAGATGAAAAGAAGTTAGATTCTGAGGGAATTGGTTATATTAGTGAAGTATCAGACTTGGCATCCTATATTGAGAATGAAAGTGGGGTATCAGTAGATACTGATTGGACATCTAGCTTGAAGTAAACTATGGGCTTATATGAAAGAACATTAAAGATACTTGAGGATAGAAGAAAGAACTTGATTGATGGTGGTATTAATAGTATTCCATCATCTTTCAGAAGGTTCAGTGATGACTTTATAGGTGTAGAACAATCTACCTATTATTGTGTCACTTCTGTCACTAAAGGTGGTAAATCTCAATTTGCTTCCTATGCTTTTATCTACAATCCTATTCTTTTTGCTTTCTATAATAGAGATAAGGTTAGAGTGAAGATATTCTATTTTGTACTTGAAGAGACACAAGAGAGAGTCATGCAGAGATTTATGAGTTATATCTTGTATCATCTTTCAAAAGGCAAGATTAGAATATCTCCAAAAGACCTTAGAAGTTCAAAGAATGACAAGCCATTACCAGAGGAGGTACTTGAAATCTTGAGGAGTTCAGAGTATGCAGAAATACTTAAATTCTTCGAGGATAGTATCATATTTAGCACTACTGCCAATCCTACTGGCATCTTCAAAGAATGTCAGAGATATGCAGAAGAACATGGTACTACTCATAAGAAAAAGTCAGTGTACAGGGGGGAATTAGGAGAGTTAAAGGAAACTGATACTTTTGATTACTATATTCCAGATGACCCTAAAGAGTACAAGATTGCATTCATAGACCATATAGGTTTGATTCTGAGAGAGGAATGAATCTAAAGCAATCTATGGATAAATTGTCAGAGTATCTGGCAAAGTATCTTAGAAATAACTATGGATTTAGTCCTGTTATCATTCAGCAACAATCCTTTGAGAATGAAAGTAATGACAACTTTGTTAGTGGCAGAATCAGACCATCAGCTCAAGGTCTAGGTGATAGTAAGTACATTGCAAGAGATTGTAATATACTTCTTGGTTTATTTAGTCCATTCAAGTTTGAACTTGAAACTTATAAGGAGTATGATATCACTAAGTTTAGAGATAACATAAGATTCCTTGAAGTTCTTGTTAATAGAGATGGTGAAATGGGAGGCTTATGTCCACTATTCTTTGATGGGGCTGTATGTGATTTCAATGAACTACCTTTACCAAGTGATAAGAATGGTATAGCTAGAGTGTATGAATATCTCAAGTACATCAGAATGAAAGAGGGCAAGGCAAGTCTATTTATACACATAGCTGAGAAGAGAAATAAAATGAGTAGATATTTGCATAGATGGAAAAGATTATCTATCTTTGCAAGGTTTAATAATAAAAAGTAGAAAGTAAATGGCTAAAGTATTAGTATTAGCAAAGTCAGGTTTTGGTAAGACTACTTCCTTATGCGGGAGAAAGAAGTTTGGTATTGAAGGGTTAAACCCAGCAGAAACATTTCTCATTCAATGTGCAAACAGAGAGCTTGCTAACTTGGACTACAAACTGATTACAGGATTCACTAACTCTAGTGATTTAGCAAGAGTTATTGGAACTGGAAATAGAATTCAAGTTGGTAACATTGCAGGTCTTGAGAAGTTTAAGGTGGTAGCAGCAGCTATTGAAATGCTGGCTCAGTCACCATTCAAGAATATTGTGATTGATGATTTCAATTATCTGTCTCAAGACTATTACATGGCAAATGCAATGAAAGGTGGATGGGACACTCCTAAGCAAATTGGCTATGGTATGGGTCTTATCTTTAATGCTTTTGAGGCAATTCCTACCAGAGAAAAGGACTTATTTGCTCTTGCTCATTATGAAGAATATAAAGATAAGAATGGAGACTCCATATCTTATAAGTTCAAGACAACTGGCAATATGGTAGATGGCTACATTACTCCAGAAGGTAAGTTTGACATCATTCTATATGGAAAAGCTGGCTGGGATGACCAGAATAAGAAGGCAATTAAGCAGTTTGTAATTGACTTTGATGGTGAATATCCTGCAAAGGATTCTATTGGTGCATTGGATGAATGCCCCTTGTATATACCTAATGATTTAGGTTATGTAAAGAAGTTAATCAATCAACATTATCATAGAGAGTAATGACTAGAGAAGCTGTAGTTCAGATGTTGAGAGATATAATGACTAACCCTGGTTACTATGGTAGAATGGTTAAGATGGATACTATCCTCAACTATTGTGTGGAACATGGAAAGTCACCTCAAATGTCTATCAAGTTTGTTCAATTCATAGGAATGAATGAACCTTTACTACATGAAGTCTTCCTTGATACACTAGATATGTTGAAGAAAGAACATGCTATCTTTGAACTATGGAGTGCAATAAATCCATTGTTGCCACAGGGTGGTAGAAGATTATTATCAATTTATTAATAAATAGAAAAATGAAAGAATTAAGTAGAACAGAACTTGCAACAGTTAAGAGAACTGCTGCTAATGTGAAAACATTCAGAGCTAAGAAAGCTAAGTTGGAAGCACAAAAGGCTAAGATTGATGCAGAACTTGAGTCTGTGAACAAAAGTATTGATTTGTTTGAGCAACCCATCATTGAGGTAACTGGTGGTTATACCTCAGAACAAGTATTGAATGGTGAAATGGATGCAGCTTTGCAACAGTTGAAGGTTGCTGAACAGCCTGTTGAAGAAGTGGCAACTGAGACTGCAAGTGTTGCTACAGAGACTCCTGTAGATGCTCCTGCAAATCCCTTTATGCCTACAGAAGAAGCAGGCACAGATGTAAATCCATTGCCTTTTGAAGCATAAGTAATAACATTTTAAACAATTTGAGATATGAATAATTTGAAAAAAGGTGCTAAAGTATTTATGGCTTTTGCCGCAGGCTCTGAATCTAAAGAGAGCAATAGAAAACTCTATATGGGTATTGCTCCTGTATTTGTAACAGCAGTTAACCCTAACAAGGAAATGCTGAGTAAGTTCTATGAGAGTGACATTGATGAAGAGCCTGTATATCTTGGTGAATCTGAGGTAGGTCCTGATGGTAATAAAACCAAAGTTCCTCAAGTAAGAATTGATTTCTTGGTTGTTTCTGATGCTGCTAAGACTAATGGCATTGAGATGAGAACCAAGATTACTTTCTTTGTTAAGAAAGCATTCAGATACAACAGAGATAACACCAAAGTTCAGGTGATTGACAAGTATGGTCAGACTGCTTGGCCTACTATTGAGGAAGCCAAAGCACATGCAATTCCTCAGTATGAAAATGGTCCTGCAAACCTTGACAAAGATTACAGACCTGCATATATTGGTGAGGAAGAATTGACAGGCTTTATCAAAGCCTATTTGAATATCCCTAACCCATCATTCAGCTACAAAGACAAGAACACTGGTGAACTTGTTACCAAGACTTTGCCTAATCTGGATGATGCTCTGGCTAGACTGGATAGCATTGACAACTATTTCAAGGGTGACTTCAAGGAGCTTGACTCTATCTTGAAACTGCAACCTAAGAATGTTGTGAAGGCATGTTTTGGTGTAAGAACAACTGATGAAAACAAACAATATCAAGCTGTTTATACTCAGAAGTTCTTGAAGAACATTATTACTGATTACAGCAAACTTGATGCAGATATTCAAGGAAGAAAAGCTGCTGGCTCCTATCCTACAACTGAGTTCAGTATTGAACCTTTGCATGAATATTCTGTAGAGTCAACTGACTTCTCAGCAGGTGCTATGCCTTTCCCTCCTGCAAATCCTACAAATGGTAATGCAGCTCCTGCTGCACAGGCAGGTCCTTGGGGCTGGGTACAGTAATTAAAAATAACCTTTAACTTGAATTGATATATGGCATTTAGTAGTGGTACAACTAGCATAACTCTTAATGATATTCTGAGCAAAGTCAGTGAAGCTGATATACTCTATCATTATTTCAACGTGAGTAATATTCCATGTGTAATATCTAGCCCCCTTAGGGTAGATAAAGACCCTTCTTTTGGTATTTATACCTTAGATGGAAGTAAAATATACTGGAAAGACTTATCCAAGAATACCTCAGGAGGTCTTTGGGATATGCTAGGTGAATATTGGGGGGTGAGTTACAGAGAAGTCTTAAAGAAAGTCTGGGATGACTTACCTAATATATCCACTACTTATGCTAAATCAAACAAGATGGGCAAACCCCAGTCAATTAGCAGTTATAGTGAAAGTACTGACTTACAATGCAGAGTAAGAGAATGGAGGAAGCATGATATTGAATATTGGCAATCCTTTGGTATATCTCTCGATTGGCTAAAATATGCAGACATTTATCCTATATCACATAAGATAGTGATTAAGGGTAACAACAAATTCATATTTGCTGCTGATAAGTATGCTTATGCTTATGTTGAGAGAAAAGAGGGTAAAGTTACTCTTAAGATATATCAACCATTCAATACTAATGGCTATAAATGGTCAAACAAACATGATAGGTCAGTAATAAGTCTTTGGACTAAAATACCTGAGCAAGGAGAGAAGTTAATAGTCTGCTCTTCAATGAAAGATGCTTTATGTGTTTGGTCTAATACAGGTGTGCCATGTATTGCAATTCAAGGTGAAGGTTATAGTATAAGTGATACTGCAATTAGTGAACTTAAAAGGAGATATAAAGAGATTTATATACTACTGGATAATGATGAAGCTGGCTTGGAAGATGCAAGGAAACTGTCAGAGTCCACTGGGTTCACTAATTTAGTATTACCTGATTATGGAGCTAAAGATTGTAGTGACTTATTCAAGCTCCTTAACAATGTGAATGAGTTCAAACAGGTGATTCTCAGCCTTATAAATGGAGAACAAGTAAACATCAATATCCCATTTTAAATTAAATAACATTATGGAAGCAAGAAAGATTTTATTCGTGATGAACAACAGTTCAAGTCAGAAAAGTATTATGTCAGAAGCTGAAACTCTTGGTGCTTTAAAAGCAGACATGAGAAGGGCAGGTATCAACTATGACAACATGACATTCTATGAAGGTAGAACAAGAACAGAATTGAAGGATGATGCCTCAGTTCTGCCTACTAATGTTCCTGTTGCAGCTAAGGGCACAACCCCTGCCACTACTACCAATGACTTGGTGTTCATGTTGACCACAGCTAACAAGAAGATTAGAAGTGGCGCTGGTGATAGACCTGCTGCTTATGCTAAGATTAAGCAGCTTGGATTGCAGGATGCTTGTAAGGCTAAGTATGGTAAGAACTTTACCCAGTGTAGTACTTCTGATTTGGAGGCACTAATTGCAGGTGCATCCCCTAAAGTTGAACCTAAAGTAGAAGCTCCTGCTGTTAAAGCTGCCCCTACCATAGGTAATACTGCTGTTATTATCAGCAATGCAGGTAGTGCTAAGCCTAGAGTTATGAAAGTAGTAATGGAAACTGTCAATGTGAGCTTGAAAGAAGCTAGAGCCATCGTTGAGGTCGTTCCTTCAAGAATCCAAGGATTGACTAAGGAAGTTGCTGCTAAGTTTGTAAGTGACTTGATTGGTGCAGGTGCTATGGCATCTATTGAAGGTCAAGGTGGTGCTCCTGCATCTGTTGCACCTGTACAAGTAATAGATGTAAAGGCAAGAAGAATCTTAGGTCAATTATTGAATCTTCTTATTGATGAAGAGGATTTATATGGCAACTATTCAGAATTGCTTGATGACCTACAAGGTGAATGTGGTGAAACTCAAGCTGTAGAGACAAAAGCTGAACAGCCTGCTCCTAAGAAAGAAGATGATAACCTTTCTCAATCAGAGATTAATTCTCTGTTTGGTGGTTGGGCACGGTAAATAACATTAAGAGGTTGGTGAGTATTCATCAGCCTCTTTTTTTTTTGGTGATATATGGAAGAAAGAATAATAGAAAAGATAACAGGCATGTATAACTCTATCATGGAAAAGCCTAATATTATTTATGATATATTTAAGGATTTCTATGGTGAAGAGTTTGTAGATATGCAGAACTACCTATCACTAGAA